CGGCCAACACATGGCACCACATGTTCGTGACCATGTCCCAGGATAACGCCCCGGAGCTGTTCGAGGAGATGGGACGGCAGTGGGCCGAGGGACTGGATCTGTCCGATCAGATCGCCAAGTACTGCGCCGGTAATCTTACGGCGTACCAGGTAGCGACCAACCAGCTCGGATCCACCAAGATCGAGTGGACGGGGCTGCGTGAATCAGTCCAGAACATGACGCCGGAGTTGGATGCAGCCATCACGGCAGCGCAGGAAGCCGGGGTACAGATCCCCGACGGACTGGCCGAGGGACTGGCATCCGGGGAAACGACCGCGAACGATGCGGTGCAGCTGCTGACCAAGTCCATGCAGGGCACCTTCCAGGGCCTGTATGAGATTGCGGAGCAGTCCGGCGTGCAGATCCCGGAAGGCCTCTCCAAGGGCATGGAAGGATCCGCGGAAGAGTACCAGGCCGCGATCGGCCAGCTGACGGACGCCCTGTCCGCAGCAGGCAATGAAGCCGGTACAGCGGCAGCCGAGGAGATCTCCACAGGACTGACCGACAACACCAGCAGCGTGGAAGGCGCTGCGGAAGACACAGCCGGAGCTGCCGCGGATGCAGCGGACGCAAAGGCTGAAGAGTTCAAGACCGCCGGCGCTTCGTCCGGGACGCAGTTCGCGTCCGGCATCACATCGAAGAAGGCGCAGGCGACCAGCGCAGGCAGACAGCTCGCGCAGGCCGCGAAGACCGGCGCAGACGCGCGGTCCGGCAGCTTCAATGATGTCGGCGCCAATATGGCACGGGCACTCGCCGCCGGTATCAGAGCCGGTCAGAGCGACGCGATCAACGCTGCCGTGAACATGGCAGTCGAGGCATACAAACAGGCCAAGAACGCGATCGGACAGCACTCCCCGACAGGTATCTTCAGGGATGAGCTCGGTAAGAACATCCCGCTGGCAGTCGCTTATGGTATCGCGGAGAACACGCAGCCGGCAGAGAGGGCCGCGGCAGTCATGGCGAGGTCCACTTATGACGCGGCGAAGTACGCGGCGATGACGGAAGCGATGGCGAGCCAGACAGTGGCAGTCCCGGCGCCCGTGGTGAACGTAGACACGGCACCGATCGCGAGGATGATCGGATCCAGCCAGCCCGGTGCGCAGATCGTGAACTACTTCACGATCAGCGGGGCAACGGACCCGAAGGCACTCGCGGATGACTTCGCGGCGGAATTAGCACAGAAGTTAAGGAGTTAAGCAGATGGCCAAAACGAAGAAGCCTTCGGGCTTAACAATCAAGCGGAACGGGACCGTGTTCACGCTGACGTGGAAGAGAGGCGCGAAGGACCACAACGACGGGCAGGAGGTCCAGTACAGGATCGGCCCTAAGATGGCGTGGACGAAGCTGAACGTCGCGACGACAGCGACAACGGCAACGGTCACAAGCGGTTCCATCAAGTACCTGCAGTTCCGTGTCCGCGGCAAGATGAAGAAGCTGAAGTGGTCTGCATGGGCGACGTCGACTGCCTGGCAGGCATACGCCCCACAGATCAAGGCTGCTCCGTCCTATGAGAACGTATCCGTGAACAGCGGTACGTTCAAGTGGGAAATCAATAAAAATAACACGGATAACTATCCCTATACGAAGACGCAGGTGCAGACCTGCGCAGTGCGCAAGACCGGAGCGCCGACCGCTACAGAGTGGGGGGCGATCCATGAATACACGACCACGTCCCGGTCAGAGACGATCACGGAGAACACCGAGACGATCGCAGCCGGGAACATCATGCGCTGGTACAGGATCCGCGCGGTCGGCGTCGGCGGTGCCACGCCCTGGAAGGCAGTGAAGCACGCTTACGGAACCCCGAACCGCGCGGTGCTCAAGAGCGCGAAGGCGGTGACCAACGGATCCGTGTCGAGGATCACGGCGGTCTGGGGCGACGTATACAACGTCCTGAGCCCGATCGACAACATCATCCTGCAGTACGCAATAAAGACACCGACGGATACGGACATGACTCCGCCGTCCTCAGGATGGTCGGACGCGATGGAAGTGAAGCCGAACGGCAAGGACGATACGGTCATCGTGAACGTGCCGGACATCGTTGGCATCGACGAGTGCATGTGGGTCAGGATCAAGTCCTGGCATGACGACGACTCGAACGCAGCCTACAGCGAGGAGCTGCTGGCGCAGGTCGGATCGCTCGCAGCGCCGACGATCGACGCAGTCCCGGACACTACGACCGGGGACGTAACGATCACGATCACAGAGGAAACGGACTGCGCTGCAGCCTGCACGGCGATCTTCTACAGGGACGCGGATGACCCGAGCAACGACCAGATCGTGGCGATCCTTCCCAGGGGAACCACGACAGTATCGATCAATGTGCCGGACATCATCGGCAAGACTTCGACCTGCTTCGGCGCTTATGCGTTCGTGGGTACCTACACTGGTCTGATCATCGACGACCCGCAGATGAAATCGGCCATAGTGATCGACTCAGATATCGCCGCAGTATCGCCGACGGACGTCACGATCTCGGAAGGACCGAGGGAAGGCGCTGTCCGGATCGGATGGTCCTGGACATGGTCAGACGCCACGAAGGCGGAGCTGTCCTGGTCGGAGAACGAGGATGCGTGGGAGTCGACGAAGGAGCCCAGCTCCTACACCGTGCAGAACCGCAGGGCCCTGTCCTGGGTGATCGCGGATCTGGATGTAGGGCAGAGGTGGTACTTCAGAGTGCGGCTGATCGACGGATCCGGAGAGGATGACGTCATCGGCCCGTGGTCGGACATTGTGTCCTATGACCTGTCCAGCGTGCCGGACCGTCCGGTGCTCACACTGAGCAAGTCAGTGATCAACGAAGGCGAGACCGTGACGGGCCGCTGGGCATACAGCTCGGCAGACGATGTCACACAGGCTTATGCGGAGATCTGCATGGTCACCTTCGATACGAACCACGACCCGGTATACGGCGACGTGATAGCGCACACCGACGCCGGGACGAGCATGGAGATCGGTCAGGACTGGCAGACCGGGACGACCTACTACCTGGCAGTCCGCACGACAGCATCCTCCGGGATCCAGTCCGCATGGTCGGAGCCGGTCAGCCTGTACGTGGCGGATCCGGTGACGATCGCCGTGGAGTATCCCGGGCTGAGATTCGAGTACCGGGAAGTCACGGTCACCGAGACATACGAAGACGGTGAGTGGTACAGATCGGAAGCACGCAGCCCGAGCACCACGCAGGCGTTCCTTACATCTGCGAACGCGGAGGCATACGCGAACGCGGTCAGCGGTGCGATCGTCGAATGGATCACGGATACGGACACAGAGAAGCAGTACAAGATGTGGGAGATCGTCGACCCGCTCAGGCTGCAGACCCTGCCGATCCACGCGACCATCACCGGCGCCGGGGATTCCGGCACGACGGTCCTGTCCATCGTCAGAGGATCCGATTACCACATCGACCGGCCGGACGACACACAGTTCGACGGATTCGAAGGCGAGACGATCATGACTTACTCCCAGATGGGAGAAGCCACGATCACGGTCGAGGTGGATGACCTGATCGGATCGCTGGACGACGGCGCGGACTATGTTCTGGTCGCAACGGTCATAGATGAGTATGGGCAGACGATATCTGCCCGGTATGAGTTCTACGTCAACTGGACGCACAAGGCAGTGATCCCGGGTGTATCCGTAGTGATGGATAAGCACCAGCGCATCGCCAAGATCACGCCGCTGGCAGTGACAGGCATCCTGCAGAGTGACACCTGCGACATCTACAGGCTCAGCGCGGATCAGCCGGAGCTGATCTACCGGGGCGCGACCTTCGGGGAGACTTACGTCGACCCGTATCCGGCCTTCGGGGACTTCTGCGGCCACAGGCTGGTCACAAGGACGGCCAACGGCGACTACGCTACGGCGGAAGGCATCGGATGGTACGACGCCGGATATGGCGACGGGGACGTGCTGGAAGACAAGAAGATGGTCATCGACGTGAACGGCGACCAGATCGAGCTGCCGTACAACATCGAGCTGTCCAATACATGGCACAAGGACTTCCAGAGGACCGAGTACCTGGGCGGATCCGTTCAGGGCGACTGGAATCCGGCCGTGACGCGTGACCTGTCCGCGAGGACGGTCGTGCTGCGCGGAAGGGACCTCGACAAGATCCTGCAGATGCGTGACCTGGCCGGATATGCCGGTCTGGCTCACGTAAGGACGCCGGACGGATCCTCGATGGCCTGTGACATACAGATCAGAGAGAACATGGACTACAAGTCGAAGCGGGTCAGCTATTCACTCGCGATCCAGGCAGTCGATCCGGAAGCTCCGGAAGGCATGACGCTGGAAGAGTGGAACGCGGCGCACCCGATCGGCGGATAAGGAGGGCAGAGAATGAACTGGAACCGAGGCTTCTCGGCCCTGTATGAGATGAAGAAGGTCGACCCTGTGTCCTGGCTGGACGCGGGGTCGTTCGACCTTACAGGCGGAACGGTCAGCCGTTCCGACGATGACCTGCAGGAGTCGGCGTCGATCGCAATGACGCAGGACCCGCAGGAATGCTGGATCCGGATCTACTTGAAGGCGAGGCAGAACGGCGGGTCCTCGAGGGTCCCGGTCTTCACCGGCCTGACATCGACACCGCAGCGGGACCTTGACGGGATCCGGGAGAGCTTCCAGGCTGTATGCTATTCGGTCCTGAAGCCGGCCAGCGATGTGCTCGTTCCTTTAGGCTACTACGTACCGGCCGGAGCTGAAGGCGCAAGAGTCGCAGCGCAGCTGCTGCGGGTAGGCCCCGCGCCGGTCACGTTCATAGATGACGGCCCGAAGCTGCTGGAGCCGATCGTGGCCGAAGAGACGGACACGAACCTGTCCATCGCCCAGAAGATCGTCCGGGCGATCGGGTGGCGGATCCGGATCAGTGGGGATGGATCCATATCCATCGAGCCGCAGGCCAGCCAGATCAGCGCCCGCTTCGATACGATGGACAATGACTCCATCGAGCTGAAGATGACGGATTCCCAGGACTGGTACAGCGTTCCCAACTGTTACCGGGCATCGTCCGGAGAGCAGTACGCGGTAGCCCGGGACGACGATCCGGACAGCCCGCTGTCCACTGCCTCCCGGCAGGCCAGCAGAGGCGGCACCGGGGAGATCTGGATGGGCGAGAGCGGAGTCTCGCTGGGCGATAACGAGAGCCTGGCGGAATACGCGGTCCGCAAACTGAAGGAAGCGCAGGCCCCGGCTCGGCGGGTAGGCTACACGCGGCGGTTCAATCCGGACGTGACTGTAGGCGACCTGGTCAGCCTGCACTATGCAGCACATAAGATAGACGGGATCTTCCGGGTATCGCGCCAGACGATCACCCTGGGATACGGCGCTAAGACGCAGGAGGAGGTGATCCTAACATGAGTGCGATGGATGATCTGGCCAGAATGCTGAAGAGGAGCCGGAGCCCCGGCTCCGACTACACCGGCACGGTGACTAAGGTCGAAGGCAGCACTGCTTACGTGCAACTGACCGGCTCAGAGATCACTGATACGCCGGTTGCGCTGAGCATTGATGCTAAGCCCGGCGACCGGGTGCGGGTAAGGGTATGCAACGGTAAAGCATGGATTACTGGGAATGACACCGCGCCGCCCACGAATGACACCAAAAGCATAAGACAATTGCAGCAGGTGGCAGCGGACAACGACAAACGGGTAAACAAAATGCAGAAAGCAGTGGATGAAACAGCCGGCTTGGCTGCAAATACCAACCAGTATTTCTGGTTCACGGAAGAAGGATCGGACACCGGAGCCCATGTGACGGAGATCCCGAGGAAGCAGTTCATAGCTGATCCGGAACATGGTGGCGGCAACATGTTGATGCGCTCGAATGGTCTGGCGATCCGGAACGGCCTTGTGGAGTTAGCCAAGCTGTTTGCGGGCGGGATCCAGATCGGGAAGAATAATGGGTTCAGGGTGCGGATCGGAGACGACAGCATCGAACTGCTGGACAGTGCCGGATCCACGGGGTTCAGCATTGACCTTGTCGGTGGATCAACATCGAGAATCATTGCTAATACGTACAATTACTCCGCAAGTACGGCAATGAGTAATACGTTCAATGCACCGATCTCGTCAAATACGATAACATTCAGGTTATCTTCGAATGGGCATACATATACTGCGACCAAGACTGCTTCACAGCTGAGTATCAATAGCTCTTTTACACTTGGCTCTACAACAAGCGATTATCTTGAAATCACAAGAACTGGCACCGATTCATTTGCCGCAGAATTGTGGGTCGCAGCAACTGGAACAACAGGATCTGCATTACTACAGGTAAGCTATACGGTGACACGAAGCACATCAACGATCACTTATACCGGTGACAATAATGTTTTGTGGTCCGGCATCGGTTTGCAGATGAAAGCAGATCAAACTGCAAACCTGTCCAAACCGGTCGGCAATCAGCTATCCGGCATAGTGCTTGTTTGGAGTGCATATGTGAATGGATCATCACAAAATTATGACTGGTTTTATCAGTTCGTGCCCAAGGATCATGTAATTGCCAGAAACGGTCAAGGTGTGACTACGGGGCTTATGGTGAACGCACGGGCTTCATATGCGGGTGTCAAATATGTGTATGTTTATAACGATCGCATTACCGGAAACGCAAGTAATGTAGAGTCTGTGACAGGTAGCGGGATTACCCTCAACAATGCGCACTGGATACTGCGGTACGTGATTGGTGTATAAGGAG